TTTTATGATACAACTGGAAAGTTATTTGCTTTTCAAGGTCGTGCTTTTGGAAAAGAACAACCAAAGTATCTAACAATTAAGTTAGATGAAAACAAACAAAAGGTATATGGACTTGAAAGGATTAATTTTCAAAGACACATTTACATCACGGAAGGTCCGATTGATAGTTTATTTATTGATAATTGCCTGGCTGCTGCTGGCGCAGATTTAATTTTAAAAAATAAAATTTTACCGCAAGATGTTACATATATATTTGATAACGAACCGAGAAATAAAGAAATAATAAAAAGAATGTATAGTGTGATTGAAAAAGATTATAATGTTGTAATATGGCCAAGTGATACACAACTTAAAGATGTAAACGATATGATTATGTCAGGTAAAACAAAAATACAAATTGCTGATCTTATAAGTAAAAACACATATTCAAAACTATCTGCACTAACAAAAATGAATGAATACAAAAAGGTGAAGGAGGACTAATGGTGGGGCAAGAACAAATCATAAATGTTATTAAACGTGGTGAACGTGGAAAAGAAATATTAAACATTGAAAAAATCCACGAGATGGTTGAATATGCTTGTGAAGATATTTCAAATGTATCATCATCACAGGTTGAGATGAATAGTGGTTTACAATTTTATGATGGAATTACTACAGATGAAATTCAACAAATTTTAATTAAATCAGCAGCAGACTTAATTTCACTAGAGGCACCTAACTATCAATTTGTTGCGGCACGACTTTTACTTTACTCTTTAAGAAAACAAGTTATTGGAAGATTATGGGACCACCCACACATTTACGAACACGTAAAGAAATGTGTTGAAAAAGGTTTATATGATAAACAAATTTTAGAAGACTATGATAAAAGAGATTTTGATAGAATGGAAAACTGGCTTAACCACGAAAGAGATTATACATTTACTTATGCTGGTTTAAGACAAGTCATTGACAAATATCTTGTACAAGATAGAAGTACAGGAGATATTTTTGAAACACCACAGTTTATGTATATGATGATTGCGGCAACTGTGTTTTCAAAATATTCTAAAAACAAAAGAATGTCTTATGTTAAAAAATATTATGACGCTATTTCAACTTTTAAAATTAATATTCCAACGCCTGTTATGGCTGGAGTACGTACACCTTTAAAACAATATGCAAGTTGTGTATTAGTAGATGTAGATGATACATTACCAAGTATCTTTTCAAGTGATATGGCGATAGGAAGATATGTTGCTCAACGAGCTGGTATTGGTATTAATGCTGGTAGAATAAGAGGTATCAATAGTAGAATAAGAGGTGGCGAAGTACAACACACAGGAGTTATTCCTTTTCTTAAAAAGTTTGAGGCAACGGTTAAGTGCTGTACTCAAAATGGAGTTAGAGGTGGTTCGGCAACTGTTCACTTTCCAATTTGGCACCAAGAAATAGAAGACATTATTGTATTAAAAAACAATAAAGGTTCAGAAGATAATAGAGTTAGAAAATTAGATTATTCAGTTCAATTATCAAAACTATTTTATGAACGATTTATTAATGATGAAGATATAACTTTATTCTCACCACACGAAGTACCAGAACTATATGACGCTTGGGGTACAGAAGCATTTGATGAATTATATAAAACTGCTGAAAGAAAAACAAGTGTAAAGAAAAAGAAAATATCAGCACAAGAATTATTTACGGATATTTTAAAAGAAAGAGCAGAAACAGGTCGTATCTATATTATGAATATAGATCATTGTAATACTCACTCTAGTTTTAAAGATAGAGTTTATATGTCAAACTTATGCCAAGAGATTACATTACCTACTGATCCCATAGATCATATTGACGGCGAAGGTGAGATTGCATTATGTATCTTATCAGCAATCAATGTAGGTAAAATAACATACCTAGATGATTTAGAAAATCTATGTGATCTTGCTGTTAGAAGTTTAGACGAGATTATAGATCATCAAAACTATCCTGTAAAGGCAGCAGAGATTAGTACAAAGGCAAGAAGAAGTTTAGGTATAGGTTATATAGGGTTAGCACATTATCTTGCTAAACAAAAGGTTTCTTATGAAGATAAAAACGCATGGAAAGAAGTAGATGAATTAACAGAATACTTCCAATACTATCTTTTAAAGGCAAGTAACGAACTTGCGAAAGAAAAGGGTAAATGCGATTACTTCGAAAAGACAAAATATTCTGATGGTATCTTACCAATTGACACCTACAAGAAAGAGGTAGATGAGATTGTAAATCGTAAACTATCTCTCGGTTGGGAAAAATTACGTAAGGATATAGTTGAGCATGGCCTTCGACATAGCACACTCTCTGCTCAAATGCCTTCAGAATCTTCTAGTGTGGTCTCTAATGCTACAAATGGCATAGAGCCACCTAGAGATTATTTAAGTGTAAAGAAGTCAAAGAAAGGTCCTTTGAAACAAGTCGTACCAGATTATCATAGATTAAAAAATTCATATACCTTATTATGGGATATGAAGAATATGGAAGGTTATATAAATATCGTAAGTGTAATGCAGAAATATTTTGACCAAGCCATATCAGGCAACTGGTCATATAATCCTGAACATTACGAAGATGGGCAAGTGCCAATATCAGTAATGGCACAAGATTTATTATCTACATATAAGTACGGTTGGAAGACTTCATACTATCAAAACACATATGATAGTAAAAAAGATGAAGACGAGCCATCACACCCTGTTGGTTTCCACGATAACGTACCTGAAGACAAACCAAAAGAGGAAGAGGACGAGGCTTGTGAGTCTTGTACAATTTAAATGGAAAATAGTATTTTAATACATAAACATTTAATTATTCGTGCTGAAGTGAACAATCCACCAAAGAATATAGATCATCTAAAAACTTGGATGGAAGAGTTTATAAAGTTTATTAATATGAAAGTGATGTTAGGACCTTACGTTGCTTACTGTGATAAACCTGGTAATAGAGGAATAACAGCAATATCTGTGATAGAAACAAGTCATATTGCAATGCACGTATGGGACGAACCTGTACCTGCGATGATGCAGTTAGATGTGTATAGTTGTTCTCAATTTAATCCATATCTTATCGCAGATAAATTAAAAAGAGATTTTGATTGTTGTAAAATAGATTACAAATTTTTAAATAGAGAAACTGGTTTAAAACCAATTAAATTACAAAAGGAATACGTTGTATAATGAAAAGTGTATTTAACAAAGACAAAGGGTTAGACGCAACAAAACAATTAATGTTTTTTGGTCCTGATTTGGCTGTACAAAGATATGATAATATGAAGTACCCAATCTTTGATAAATTAAATCAACAACAACTTGGTTACTTTTGGCGACCTGAAGAAGTATCTTTACAAAAAGACAGAAACGATTACCTTGAATTAAGAGATGAACAAAAGTTTATCTTTACATCTAATTTAAAATATCAAACAATGTTAGATAGTGTACAAGGTAGAGGTCCTTGTTTAGCATTTTTACCTTTCTGTTCATTACCTGAACTAGAAGGTTGTATTGTAACGTGGGACTTTATTGAAACAATACATAGTAGAAGTTATACATACATTATCAAAAACTTATATCCTAACCCAGCAGATGTCTTTGATACAATTATACAAGATGAAAAGATAGAACGTAGAGCAAAATCAGTTACACAAACTTATGATGATTTAATTAACTATGGTTATCAATGGTGTTTAGACCCTAAAAAAGTTGATATGTATGAATTGAAAAAGAAACTATATAAAGCAATGATTACAGTAAACATACTTGAAGGATTAAGATTTTATGTATCATTTGCTTGTTCGTTTGCATTTGGTGAGTTAAAGAAGTTAGAGGGTTCAGCAAAGATTATATCTTTTATCGCAAGAGATGAAAGTCAACATTTGGCGATGTCACAAAGAATTATTAATAACTGGAAAGACCACGAGAACGATAAAGAGATGTTAAAGGTTATTAAAGATAGTGAAAAAGAAGTTTATAAAATGTATGAAGAAGCAGTAGGTGAAGAAAAACGTTGGGCAACTTATCTATTCTCAAAAGGTTCTATGATAGGTCTATCAGAAAAACTATTACATCAATTTGTAGAATATATGGCAAATAGAAGAATGAAAGCGATACAACTAAATCCAATATACGATCAGAAAACAAATCCATTACCTTGGGTAGAGCATTGGTTAAATAGTAGATCAACACAAAATGCTCCACAAGAAACAGAAATTGAGTCATATGTCATAGGCGGCATCAAGCAAGATGTGAAGAAAGATCAATTTAAAAAATTCAAACTGTAATGTTAGAAAAAAGACAAAAAACTTGTTCTAGTTGCGAAACTAAATATACAGTAGAATGGGATATAGAGGTTCAGGATTTAGAACCTTTAACTTGTCCATTCTGTGGGCACGAAGTTGAGGATTTAGAAGATGAAGATGAAGCAGTTTGGACAAATGAAGAAGATCGTTGGAATTGATTATAGTTTAAATAGTCCAGCCATTTGTGTGGCAGATACTAGTTTTCATTTTAATAAGTGTCATTTTTATTATCTAACAAATAAGAAAAAACATTTAGGGAGTATGTTAAAAAACATAACAGGGTATGAACACAAAGAATACAAAACCCCAATTGAAAGATTTAAAAATCTCTCGGACTTTATCATACATTGCCTGGAGAAGACGAGTGATGAAAAAGCAATCTTTATTGAAGGCTACTCGTTTGGCTCAAAAGGACAAGCTGTTTTTCAAATTGCAGAGAACTGTGGAATCCTTAAATATAGGTTTGACTTTGAAAAACAATTTAAGTATGATACAATCGTACCTAGTGTCATTAAAAAGTTTGCTAGTGGAAAAGGTAACGCAGACAAAGAAAAAATGTATGAAGCGTTTACGAAAGAAACGAAAGTAGATTTAAAAAAGATTTTTGATATGGGAAAATTGAGTAATCCTGTTACAGATATTATTGATAGTTATTATATAGCGAGATGTGGTTATGAAAATATTAAAAGCGCAAAAAAGTCTACCTGATTTTACAATACAATACTTTGACGTAAATTCTTTACGTACAATACCTAATGATACCTGGTTAAAAAATAGATCAAACGAATTTGGTTATGGTGAAAGTTTTGATAAACACGGAATGATATGGCCTATTGCTGTTACAGATCATAGACAACAATGGGTTAAAGATAGAATACTTCCAAAAAATCCACATCATAGAGATAAGAACGGTGACTTGATACCAGGTTACTATGTACATATTGGCAATAAAAGAGTTATGTGGGCTAAAGAAAATGGTTATGATAAGATAGAGGGTTACTATTTTAATTCAATGGACGATAAAAGAAAGATACATCAATTACAACATATTGCACATACAGAGATACCT